ATTAATGGGAACAGAAGAAACTATTTTTACAATTATGGCTCATCTATTTCCTCAAAAATATAGACGCTATGCTTTAGATGAAAACGGATTAGTAGTTAAATTTATTCAAAATCTAATAAACGACAAAATAGAGCTTGAACCAATTCCAGAACAAAAAACTACAATACCAAATAAGCACATTAGTACTTCAAATTTAAAAGTTTCCGTCTATATGTTAACTTTTAATTTTCCACACCAAGTTGAACACACAATTAAAACTTGGTTAAAACATGATAAGTGGATTACTAATACTAGAAATATTTTAATAGATAATTCTACTAATGAAGAAGCAAGAGTAGCTAACGCAGAAATTTGCAGAAAGTATAATTTTGAGCATATTATTACGAACGAAAATACAGGAATAAACGGAGGTAGATTTAGAGCAGCACAGCATTTCCAAGAATCCGATAGCGACTATTATATTTTCTTAGAAGATGATATGGGAGCTCATGAACTTGGAACTGATTTTTGTAGAAATGGTTTTAAAACTTATGTGCCAAATTTATACGACACAGTACTTAAGATTATTCACGGATCAGAAATAGACTTTTTGAAGCTATCATATACGGAAGTTTATATGGATAACAATATTCAAGTTTCTTGGTATAATGTACCACAAGAAATAAGAACAAGAGATTGGTCTCATTACGACCGCTTACCCGAAACTGGACTAGATTTAAATACTCCTAGAACACAATTTAATGCTATTGAGGTAGTAAACGGTATAAGTTATATAACTGGTGAAATATACTATTGTAATTGGCCTACTATTTGTGGCAAGAAAGGTAACCAAAAAATGTTTTTGGATACTACTTGGGCACGTCCTTACGAGCAAACTTGGATGAGTTACATGTACCAAGAAACCAAAAAAGGTAATATAAAGCCTGCTGTTTTGCTTGCATCTCCAATTCATCACAATAGAATAGCACACTATAGTCCTGAAGAAAGACGAGAGAACTAATATTTATAAGCATGGCATTACCAACAACAGCATCGGTACCAAATAATTTAGGCTTAACAGCAGAAACTACAATTTATGTAAATGAAGTAAAATGCAGAGTCTCTGAAAATGATTTTAATTATTCACAGAATCCAACTGTATTTAAATACATTACAGCACTTACAGGATCAGCAGCAACACCTTTCTATGCACCTAATGGTGGCCAAGCAAATTGGGGTATTATTACAGATGGTACACTAGCTGATAATATTACCGGATCCTCTTTTCATCCTTACGCAACTACAATTGGCTTATACAACGATGCAGGTCAATTATTAGTGGTTGGCAAGCTAGGAACCCCTTACCCAATCCCTTCAAATACAGATATGACTTTTATCGTAAGATGGGATTCTTAAAATAGTTTTATGTCACAAAATTGGTTTATATACGAGAATGGAAATGTTGTAGAATACGATTCAGTGTTTAAATTTCCACCAAATTGCGTAGGATTCGTCTACAAAATTACAAATATTCAAACTGGCAAGTTCTATATTGGAAGAAAGAGTTTGTATTCAAATATCAAAAAAAAGCTTACTAGAGCTGAATTAGCGGAATCATTAGGACCTGGTAGAAAACCTACTTCCAAGATTGTAACAAAAGAGTCTAATTGGCAAGAGTATTGGGGCTCAAATAAGCTAATTTTAGAAGAAATTAAACAAGGAGGAACTACTCCTTTTAGAAAAGAAATACTTAAATTTTGCTTTAATAAAAAGCAATTAACCTACTGGGAACTACACTTTCAATGTGTAAACGAAGTATTATTCTCAGACAAATCTTACAACGATAACATATTAGCCAAGTTTTTTAGAAGGGATTTAGAAAAAGAATCGTAAATTCTTTATAAACAGGTTGTACATGGATAATTCAAGGCTCGTATTGGGTATATTACATAATATTCTTGGCAGATCTAAGCCATCTACTAAAGGCAATCATGCCTTTCACTGTCCTTTCTGTAAGCACCATAAACCAAAATTAGAAGTAGATCCTAAAGCAGGAGTTTGGCATTGTTGGACTTGTAATGAAAAAGGTAGAACTCCTACTTCAATACTAAGAAAACTACATGCAAATGCTGATGCTATTAGAGAAATGCGAAGCTATTTTCCTGATGGAAAAGGCAATATAGACGATAAAACTTACGCAAAAGTCGAGCTTCCTAAAGAGTACAAACCTCTTTCAACTATACTTACGACTTTGCCTTATAGACAAGCTAAGTCTTACATTACTAAAAGAGGTGTTACAGAACAAGATATTATAAAATATAGCATTGGATATTGCGAAACAGGTAAGTACAAAAACTCAATTATAATTCCTTCTTACGACAGTAATGGTAGTATTAACTATTTTATTTCTAGGTCTTATGAAAAAGATCCAAGTCGTAAATACAATGCCCCATCCTGCAATAAAAACGATCTAATTGGACTTGAATATTTTATTAATTGGAAGGTTCCAGTCATACTTTGTGAAGGTATTTTTGATGCTATTGCACTCAAAAGAAACGCAATTCCTTTGTTTGGTAAGACTATTCCAAAGTCCTTAATGCTTAAGTTAGTAGAAAGCGATGTTAAAACGGTTTATCTAGCGCTTGACAAGGATGCTTTGAAGGAAGCTATAAACTATTCACAACAACTTTTAAACCTCGGTAAAGACGTTTATTTGATTGAATTACAGGGTAAAGATCCATCTGATATAGGATTTGAAGAAGTAACAAAATATTTACATACAGCTAAACAATTGACTTTTAGCGATTTATTAATGAAAAAAATGCAATTATGCTAGTAGAACAGCGAAGCCAAGAATGGTTTGACATGCGAAGAGGAAAGATAACAAGCTCTGAAATACACAAAATTATGGGTGGAAAGGGTGAATCACTTAGTGAAACAGCCAAAACATACCTACTTGAGAAGGCATGTGAATTCTACGGTGGTCATGGAAACTCAGCAACTGGAGCAGCAGTAGAGTGGGGAATGGATTTAGAGGATCAAGCCATAGAAGTTTACGAATCTAAAACAAAAAACAAAGTAGAGAAGTGTTCTTTTATACCTATAAATGAATCTTATGGAGGTTCTCCTGACGGAAAAGTTAAAAAAGAGGGTGGAATTGAAGTAAAATGCCCATATAACTCCGTAAATCACTTCAAACATGGCTTAATCAAGACTCCAGAAGATTTTAAAAAAGTAGCACCAAATTATTATTACCAATGTATTTCACACATGATTGCTTTAAATGCAAAATGGTGTGATTTTATCAGCTATGATCCACGTGTAAACGAAGACTACCAGCTATTTGTCTTTAGACTAATAAGAGATGAAGAAGAAATTAGTGCTATAAAAGCAAGAGTTGAGATAGCAACTCAGTATTTAAACGAATTAAAGGCACTTATAGAGGAAGCTAACATCCCTGTAATTAAAGAAGTTTAGTCAACTATTTATTAGCAATATGATTGACGCTACCAAAATAGGAAGATTAATTGCTGAGGAGATTGCAAACGAGCCTGGACCTTGTTTTTATCCCGGCAAATTCAAACCACCACATAAAGGACATTTTAAAGCTGCTTTAGATTTGGCTAGCAGAAACTATATTATTATGGTGCATATCATTATAAGTAGAAAACCAATCGAAGGTATAACACCGGAAGATTCTTTGGCTATTTGGAATATGTTTTTGCAAGCACAGCCTAGTCCTAAAATAAAAGTACAAATATCAACTCAAGAATCTCCAATAGTTGATATTATAAATTACATGAAAAAAAATCCATCCGCTGATCCAGTTTATGTAGCAGGAGGAGACGATGAAACTGATGATAATAGTTACATGGGAACTTTAGAACAAGAGTTCCATAACAGAGTAAGAGCTATTCCAATTCACGAAAAGGACGGTATAGTTTCAGCTCCATATACAAGAGAGCTTTTAAGAACTCAAGATTACGAAAAGTTTAAAGAAACGGTTCCAGAAGCAGCCTTTAACAGAGGAGCTGCACCAAAAATATTTAAAATGCTTGCAAGTAAAATATCAAATGAACCCCAACTTTAAAAATATTACAGCAAACTTTGTGCAGTATTGTGTAAAAGAACTCAATATACAACAGCGTCCTTTTATTAAACTTATTGCTGATAAGAATTGGGTAGCTGAGTATAGATCTTTTGGTGAATATAATCCAAACAACAAGACTATTAAAGTATACTACTCAGGTAGAAATACTGCTGATGTATTAAGAAGTTTAGCACACGAACTTACTCACCATAGACAAGAGGAATTAGGATTGATTGAACAAGGATCTGGTCAAACAGGAACTGATATTGAAAACGAAGCTAATGCAATGGCAGGTATTTTATTAAGAGATTTTGGTAAACAGGATATTCAAATATATGATTTAGATTCTCCATCTCTTAACGAAGTTATTAAAATAAATTTATATCCAGGTAAAAAAGGAGTCGACGTAGATTTTGCTAATAAGGATATTAAAGACGCTCCTAAGGTAAAAATACCTCTTGATAAGTTACTTCGTAACGAACCAGCTGAAAAAATGAAGACACCAGAGTCTATTGAAACTATTAAAAATTTAGCAACTACATACAAGAAAGGTAAAAAAATCGATCCAATCTTAGTTCGAAAAAAAGGAGATAAGTTTCAAATTTTAGATGGTCATCATAGATTTACTGCTGCTAAGCTTGCAGGATTAGAAAATATTAATGCCATTATAGTTCCTGAAGAAAATATTACACCTGTCGATAATGATGGTAATGTATTAAATGAAGGAAAACAAGTTGGCACTTTGTACCATTTTACTACCTACGACAGTGCCATTGGCATTGTAACAAAAGATTTTAAACTTAAAGTAGCATTAACTCCGGATATTAAAGACAAAGAGAAACTACCCGACTACGCTCGCTTTGTTAGCTTTACTCGTAATAGAGATTTAAACAGCCCTACCATTAGTCGTGAAGTTAGATTTACTATTGACGGCAATGCTTTATCCAATAAATACAGAACCGAACCTTTTGCAGACGTTAAAGCAGGATTTGGCAGACAAAAGCCAGGTGAAAAAGATGAAGCAGAAGAGCGTGTAAATATAGAAAAGCATAACGGGGTTGTAGATATAAAACCTTTTTTAATATCAGTAGATGTTATGGAACCAAAAAATATGAGAGTTGATAGCTTAGACAGTGAGGCGTTTTTTGAATTAGTACAGGATTTAAAAGAAAGGAATATTCCTTATAAAACAGTAAGTCGATACAGATAAAAAGTTATGAAAGAATCAGTTTTAAAAAAAGAATTTAAACCTCGTGATGTAGCAAGATTGAGAAATCTAATCTCAGGTAAAACAGGAGATGCAACTCAACTTCAAGCAGGTTGGGAAAAGCATTCAGTAGATCATAAAGAAGGAGATGTTTGGGAAGATAATGGTAAGAAATGGACTATAAAAAATGGTATAAAACAAACTGTTACAAAGCTAGATGAGATAAAAAAATTAGTAGTTATGCCACTTACTTGTCCAAATTGTGGCAAGTTAATGAAAGTGGATCTATATAATAAAAAAATGTGGTCAATACATCAAAAGTGTTTTGACTGTGTTATTAAAATGGAAGATAAAATTAAGAGAGACGGTAAGTGGGAGGAGTATCAGTCGGGTATTATGAATAATAATAAAAATGCTATGTTAGACGATTTAGAAATGGCATTAGAAAATTGGGTAGAAGAAAAGGATACTTTCGTTTCGGAATCAGGTGAAGTAGAAAAATGGGGAGGTGGAGATAAAACTAGCATTTACAAAGAAGTAAAAGAACAAATAGCAAAATTAAAAAATGAAAAAGTTAGTTGATCTACTAAAAGAACTCGAAGAGAAAGCACTTGACATATCTTGGAATCCTTATGAAGAAAAAGCTTTAAAGGATGGTCAAAGTTTGACTTTTACAATAAGATATAATCGTGTTGCAGGTAAGATTGTACCTAACTTCGAAAGTTGGGGTTTACTAGAAGGATGGGCATATCAAACATCAGAAGTAGATTTAGAAGAGATTAGATCTGAGTATATAGCAGATTGTCGTGCTGAAGCAGGCAGGTCAAAAGATGATGAAGATTATGATTGTGATGACATAGCTGTAAATAGATATGAAGAAGATGAAGGATACTTTACTGTTGTAGATAGTACCTATAGTATAGGTCATGAAAATAGTTACTACATAGATAACAAATATGAGTTTGCAGGTGAAATTTTAAAGGTATTGCAAGCAGGAAATCCTTCCGTAGAAGAGCTTTACAAATATATGATTTAGGATGAAAAGACAAGAATTGCAAAAGATGAAAAAGCTAGCAGGTCTTTTAAAAGAAGAGCTTGATGTTTCTTGGAATCCTTATGAATATAACTACCAATATCAAGCTATTCAATCTTTAATAGCAAAAAAAGCAAAAGAGTATTTTAAAGAAGCAGGTCTCGATCCAGATGGAAAATATGAAATATATCGTAGAACACATAGTACAGGTCCATATGCACCTTCTTCTCCAAAAGATTTCAAAACAATAGATGAAGCAGCAAAGGAATTTATTAATAAAATAAAAACAATTTATTCAGATGTCGATCAGTGGATAGCTAACATGAATGCTGGCATAGAACACGACTGGATTAGTGATCATGAAAGATACCCAGACGATGAAGTTGATATGGATGATTATGATGAAGAAACTGAGGAAGTACATAATGAAGAAGAACTAGCTAACCAAGTAGTAGTCAATCGTTTTAAAAGTTCTTACACGCCAAATAAGGGAGTTATATTATCAAATAGTGCTGTTTATTCAGATTCCAAAAAATTTAACATACAAATATCGGAAATTCCTGAAGAAGTTCCTGAAGAGGTTACAGAGGATTTAGATGTGTCTTGGAATCCATATTCTCAAGTTGATTACATAGAAAAACGATACGATTCAGATTTTTTAGAACCAATAGTCGGAGAAAAAAATACTTTTGTTGTACATTTTTATGATAACGATAAGTTAGATGATAATGATGAAGGTGCAACAGATTTAATGGTGTATTTTAATAATAAGAAAAAAACAATTATAAAAGCTGAAGAGTGGGATGAAGTAAGCGATGATTATGTAAACTTAAGTTCAAGTGCAGTTAGTCAATTAAACCAAAATGCAAGTATTAAAAAAGGAATAGAAAAAGAATTTTACTGGCTAGATAGAAAATCTATGGGTGAAGCTTTAGATGTGTCTTGGAATCCATATTCCGAAGAGCAACAAGAGCATTGCTTGTTAGCTACTAAATGTGTAGATAGTAACATTCAACAAAACTTATATATGAATCATGGAGAAATAAACAATCCTGAAACTAACAAAAAAGAAATTAAAAGGTTACTATGGCCAGAAGCTAAAAAAGTAAAAGGAGATGGGTATGATATGTACTATTATTTTAACGATATGATAGATGCTTGGTTTTTTGTTTTAGATCTAAGTCCAAAATCTAGCAATTACGAAAAAGCAGTTGAAACTATAACAAGCCCAGGTGGCGTTATGTTTTCTAGTGGTTCAGACCAACTACTTGAATTATGTAAACAAATGATAATCACACTTAATCCAATTTTAGATAAGGAAGTCTTTAAGTGGCGTTAAACTGTGAAAACAAGATATTTATAAAGGAGAAAATCTATAAAAATGCCGTTCAAATCACAAGCTCAACAG